ATGATATAGCACCACCATTTGGTGAGAATAACATCTATGATGCTATTGACCTTATAATAAATGGTAGACCAGATGAGTTTAATCCGTTTGAAATAGAGGATATCAAAGAATACACTGATGAAGAAAAAGCTAAGTTTGATACTCTATATAAAGAATTACCAATAGCTTTAGAGATTATACTATCAACTGGCAGTTTTGAAGTTGGAACATACAGAACCAAATTTCACGATAGAAACTGGAAAAAGAAATAAATTTACAACGCTAATAAAAAACAAAATGAACTATTTAAAAATCATCATCTATTCATTAGCAGCTCTATTAGGGTTGTTTATCTTAATTGGAATCTGGTACGGCTTTATGTTTTTCTACATGACCGTAAAATTAATCATATTGGCGGTAGCCATTGGTTATGGCGTTTATTTATTTAAAAAGTTTAATAAAACTAGTAAATAATATTTAATTTAACTTGTTTATTCCATTTTATTTTCATACCTTTGCATAAAATACCCAATATGAAAGAATCACTTTTATTCTGCCTAGATGGTAGAGAACAATTAGGTTTAGATATCATAAATCAAACAAATGATTTATGTCAACCAGTACAAATTTCCAGAGATGGTAGAGTTGAAATGGGTTACTTAAAAACACAGAAATTTTCTGATGGTGAACTTTGTGTTGACTTCACAGATTCTGTTCGTGGCAAAAGAGTTTATATACTTACCAGCCCTAATAACAGCGATGAGATTATGAAACTTAATCTTGCCATTGATGCTGCAAAGCGTGGTGCTGCAAGTGAAATCATACCTATCTTACCATATTTTCCGTATGCTCGTCAAGATAAGAAAGACCAATCTCGTGGACCTATTGGTGCCAAGATTATGGCTGAAATGATTGAACAACGTGGTGCAACATCTGTAATCACTTATGACCTTCATGCTGACCAAATCCAAGGCTTTTTTAATATCCCAGTAACTCATATTGAAGGTAAGAATGTATTTGATGAATACATTTCAACTATAACAAATGCTGATACAATTCTTTGTGGACCAGATGCTGGTTCTGGTAAACGTGTTAAGCGTATGAAGGACCAATTATTTAAAAAATATAAGGTTAGTTTAAATTACGTTATGCTTGATAAGACACGTAGAGCTGCTAATGTTATTGAAGAAATGGTTATCATTGGTGATGTAACAGGTAAAGATGTAATCATCCTAGATGATATGGTTGATACAGCTGGTACGCTTTGTAAAGCTGCTGAAGTTCTTAAGACTGCTGGTGCTAAAAGTGTACGTGCAATCATAAGTCATGGGGTATTATCTGGACATGCATTTGAGAATATTGGTGAATCTAAATTAACTGAACTTATCATAAGTGATTCATTACCTAAACAAGACTACATGAAGTTATGTACCAAGGACTTCAACGAAGAAAAATGTTTACATATTCGTAAAGGTTCTGAAAAGATTAAAGTAATCAGTGTTGCTGAACAAATTGGTTTTGCTATGGCAGCAATAAATAATAACTTAAGTTACGAAATACTTAAAGGTCGTCAAAATGGCTAAGGATAAAGAATATAAAGAAACAACATTTACTCTTAGCCCAGCTAAGATGGAAAAGTTTGATAAGTGGAGAAAGGCTAAAAATAAAAAGAAAGGTGAGGTATATGTTGGTGCGGCTGGTGGTGCATACGAATTCGTATTCATACCAACAGGTCTAGGAATCATTACTATTGTAAGATGTGCTGATGGTGAAGAAATAGACCTTACTGAAATTGAAGACTTTGGATAAAAATAACAAATAATATAAAAACAATTAAGTAAATGAATTTTAATCAATTAACTGATGAACAAATCGATTACATCAAAAAAACATATACTGAGAAATCAGATTTAACATGGGAGAAAAAAGCTTTTATGCTTGGCGAACATTTTGGTGTTAGTGAAAGAACTGTTAGGAAGTGGGCTTCTGAGCGATTAGGTCTTAAAGAAAAATCTGATGTAGAACCAGAACAATACACAATAGCTAAACAACGTACTATTGATTCCTCTAAAAAGGTTTACTTTGTTACATGGGCACAAAACAATACACCAGTACATAAAGGTTTCTATAAGAACGTAGAAGCTTATGCTAAGAAACATAAGGCATCAGTACACATTATACTTGGTAGGTATAAAAACCCAACAAGTGTTTTCCAAGATGCCAAGGAAGAATTCTGGGTTGAAGAAGTTGAAAAGTACATGGATGCCAATAGACATAATGTACATGAGTATGTTACAATTATGGGTGATATCAAGGTTCAACCAACCGCAGTTAATCCAATGAGTGGAATGAATGCCTTAAGTGGTGTTGACTCTTGTATCTTCGGTGCACCAAAGGTTCAAATGGAAACTATTCCAGTACTTGAAGGTATGAAACCTAAGATGATGGTTACTACAGGTGCTATCACTGAAAGAAACTATACTGATTCTAAGTCTGGTAAGCTAGGTGACTTCCATCACGTGTTAGGTTTCTGTATCGTTGAGATTAAAGACGATGAAACATTCTTTATTCGTCAAGTAACTGCTGATGAGAAAACTGGTGAGTTTAATGACTTATACTACAATGTTAACAAGGGTGTTGTTACAAAGAATGAAACGATAGCTGCTGCTGTCTTAGGTGACCTTCACTTAGGTGAACATGATGACAGAGTAATCGATACGACATTTAATGTTTTATTGAAGAAACTTAAACCAAAGAATTTGGTGCTACATGATGTATTCAATGGTCACTCTATCAGTCACCATGAGTCAAAGAATCCATTTAAGTTATATGAGCGTGAACAAGATGGTAGTAATTCGGTTAAACGTGAAGTAGACTTTATGTTGGAATGGCTTGAGAAGGTTAAAGACTTTAACGTAACTATTGTTAGAAGTAATCATGATGATTTTATTGACCGTTGGTTACAGAATTCTGATTGGAAACATAATATAAAGAATGCTAAGGAATATATTGAATACTCACACATTCTATTATCTGGCAAAGCACCTAAGGGAATTGTACCTTACTTGATTAATCAGAAGTTCCCTAAGATGAAAACGCTTGACCGTACAACAATGTTCAGTGTTAAGGGTTGGGAGTTAGGTCAACATGGTGATGTTGGTGCAAATGGAAGTCGTGGTTCTTTATTACAGTTCCGTAAACTTAATACAAAATGCGTTGTAGGTCACTATCATGGACCTGGACGTAAAGACGGTGCACTTGCAGTTGGAACAACAACTCACTTAAGAGTTGGATATAACAATGGCCCAAGCTCATGGTTGCAGTCGCATGTAATTATACATAATGATGGTAAGGCTCAACACATAAATTTCATCGATGGTGAATTTACAACTTTTAAATAAAATAAATTTGCTTTTTAGCAAATAAATTAGTATCTTTGTAATATGAAATTAAACAATAAACTTATTATAGCTATTGACTTTGATGGTACTTGTGTAACCCATGAATATCCACGTGTTGGTAAAGATGTTGGTGCTGTTCCTGTATTAAAACGTTTGGTATCTGAAGGTCATAAACTAATGTTATGGACAATGAGAGGTACAAGAACTCAACCATCAGACACATTACAAGATGCTGTACTTTGGTTTAAAGAAAACGGTATACAACTTTGGGGTGTAAATGAAAATCCAGAACAAAAAGCTAGTGGTTGGACAAATAGCAATAAACAATATGCTCAATTATATATTGATGATGCTGCTTTAGGGTGTCCATTAATTTTAAACCCATTTTATAGTAGTAGACCATTTGTTGATTGGGTGAAGGTTGAAACAATATTAGAAGAAACAGGAGTATTAACACCAATAAATACAGAAGAAAATGGGAATGAAACTATCGCATAGTCACTTAGAGGCTATAAAGAAACAATTAAAAGCTAGCAACAAGATTATTGGTGCTTTACCAAAATCAGCTTCGAATATTAAAATATTCAAAGCAAACGAAAAACAAATTAAAATACTTACAGATGAATACCAAATCGATTAAACCACAAATAACATACGAGCAATTTGGTGAACTTGAAAAACAGTTAGATATTCGCATTGGACAAATTGTTGATGCTGAACGTATTCCTAAGAGCTTCGGTCTTAAATTAACTGTATCATTCGGCCCATCTGGTGAAATTAAAACAGCTTTCACTAATCTTGGTAAAGACCATGAACCAGAAGCCTTGATTGGTTTATTGGCACCGTTTTTATTGAATATGGAACCAAGTGAAATCAAAGGTGTTATGAGTGAAGTAATGATACTAGCAACACCTAATGCTGATAATACATTCAGTATGGGTACAACTATTTTATAAGTATGAGCAAGACATTAGCCGCTGGCGTATTTTTAGTAAGAAAGAATGGAACTCTTTTAATTTGTCATCCGACAAATCATAAGCAAGATTTTTGGTCAATACCAAAAGGAAAGTTGGATAATAATGAAACTCCATTAGCTGCTGCTATACGTGAAACTTTTGAAGAATCAAATATTTCATTGTTATTCAATGAGAAGAACATTGTTGCCTTGGAACCAATCAACTATAGTCATAAGAAGAAGATGTTATATCCATTTGTGTTTTTAGAATCTAGAAGCGAAAATCTAGATTGGGATTTATTTGATGTTAAATGTAACTCTAATGTACCATTGGACCGTGGTGGTTTTCCAGAAATGGATGACTTCAAATGGATTCCAATTGAAGATGCACGACCATTATTACATGAAACTCAATCAGCTTGCTTAGATAAGATTAAATCACTTTACGAAACAAATTAATATGGAAATTGACTTACACGGAATAAAACATGAAGATGTTAAACAAACGTTAGATAAAGCTATCTGGGAATGTATGAAGAAAAAGAAACATCGCTTATGGGTTATCACTGGTAATAGTGATGATATGAAAAAGATAGTACATGATGTTATCAAAGAATATAGATTAACAGCTGTTGAAAGTATGTTTAACCCAGCTGAAACAATAATTGAGCTTATTTAATGTGGTATGTTTACATACTTGAATGTGCCGATGGGACTCTTTATACAGGAATCACCACAGACGTAAATAAAAGGCTTGAGACACACAATAAAGGAAAAGGTGCAAAGTACACAAGAGTCAGACTTCCAGTTAAGCTACGAGTCTATTTTGAAGCCGAGGACCGAAGTAGTGCAAGTAAAGAAGAATACAGGATAAAACAATTAACAAGAGAACAAAAATTAAAATTATGTTAGAAAAATTTGTAACTATTAACGGTATTGAATACCTTCGTAGAATTGAAATGTTAGGTGATGTTGAAAAAATCACTTACTTTAAATTCAAAAAAATTGATGAAGATGATAACTTAGATGAATATCTTGAGATATATGACTCAAATATAGCTAATGAATTAGAAATAATTTATGAAAAAATGTGTACTGCTGAGTTCACACCAGAGCTATTTTTTATTTAAAATGTGGATATTTATAGTTAAAAGCTATGAAAATAACAAAACAAGTTGACTTAGGGGAATATATCATTAATATTGAGTATAATGATGATGGAAGCGGCTATCTGAAAGTTACTGTCTTAGACGAACTTGAAGAAGAAGTTGAAAATATTGAGATTATGAATGATAAAGATGAAATTGACCCAAGATTAAATTAATGAACAAAAAGAAAAAGAAACATTTAATTAATGGTGAAATCAGAGCGAATGAAGTTCGTGTTACTGATGAAGGTATCATGTCAATCCAAGATGCTAATAGATTGGCTATCTCAAAAGAAATGGATTTGGTATTACTAAATGATAAAACAAACCCACCTATCTGCAAGATAATGAACTATGAAAAGTTCATTTATGAAGAAGGTAAAAAATCGAAATCTAAATCTCTTGAAACAAAAGAAATCAAGTTTGGTCCTAATACATCTGAAAATGATGTTGAATATCGTGTTAAGCATATCACTGAATTCCTTGAGAAAGGACATAAGGTTAAGCTTTCATTACAGTTCAGAGGACGTGAAATGGCTCACATCAATAAGGGTAAAGAATTGATGCTGAAGGTTATACTAGCGGTTGAAGACTTTGGAATGGCTGAGTCATTACCAAGCATGGAAGGTAAAAAGATGTTTACAACCCTTAAGCCTAAACCAACAAAGTAGTAAGCTTGACTTTTAAGTAAGAATAAGTATTATTGTGGATGGATAAACACATTCACAAGTACTTATCATCAGTATATTTCGTAAAAACCAGCAAAATTGGTAATGATGGAATATATGCTATTAATGACCTTAATTTATACCCATACCCAGTATATGGCAATAAATTAATAAAAGAGCTTGTATTACTTTTTTACCTTGATGAAGTAACTTTAAAAACAAGCATCAACACATGGGCTATCACCCAGAAACCAGATGTTGACTTAGGGTTCTTTTGGGAACAATTTGAGGTATTAATGCCAATGGCTGCAAGGGTTGCAGCTCAGACAATTGGTTTAGATTTGGTACCAGTACAGCCGATGTCTTTACCAACAGGCCTATTAACATTTATGGACTTTAATTATTCTGGAGATACACCGAATAGAAACGGTAGAGTTTATCACCAAGAGGTTGTTGAAATAAATGAAGAACGTGTGAGACAATCATGGGCACCTATTCTTGAAGGTCTAGCACCAGCATGTAAGACTGAAAATATAATAAAACTAATGGAAAACCAACAAATATTTGCTTCCAGTAGAAAAAAAGAAGAATAACATTTGGTAATACCAATTATTATTTGTACCTTTACAAAATAGATTAAAATGAAATTTGATATACTTAAAACAAGACGTGGAAAACTAGAGAATAAAATTAGAATAGAAATACTCCAAACAATAAATACTGATGAGACTTTAATTGACATGATACTTCAGCATGTTGATGAATACGAGAAAGATAACCTAGCAACAATTGAAAAGCTTAAGAAAGAAAAACAAGTCGATACCAAGAAAATAAACGGGGCATTAAAACAAACAATCAATGCTCATGGGCCAATAACAAAAGTTTTAATCGGTAGTGCAACCAAACGCATATATGGAGCATTACTTGAAACACCAAAACCAAATATATTTAAAAGATTATTGAGATGGATAAAGACAAAATAAAAACTAAATTAAGAGAAGCAACTATGGGAAAAACCAAGATAGAAATTTTTGACTTTGATGGGACACTAGTTGATACTCCATTACCAGATACAGGTAAACAAGAATACCAAGAAAAGACAGGCACCCCATGGCCATATGAAGGATGGTGGGGTCGTCATGAATCGCTTGATATGAATGTATTTGATATGCCAACTGTATCAATGGTTATTGATGGTTATAAGAAAGCTAAGGCTGACTCGAATACTATTGTTATCATGCTTACTGGACGTATGCAGAAGTTATCAGCTGATGTTGAAAAGATACTTCAAGCAAAGGGTTTATCCTTTGATGGCTATTTTTACAATAGAGGTGGTGAAACAGGTGATGCTAAGATGAAGTCTATGGATACGTTATTGAAACAATACCCAGAAGTTACTGAGATTGAAATGTGGGATGATAGAATAGCTCATGTACCAAGATTTGAAGCTTGGGGTGCTACTAAGATAGCTGAAGGAAGATTGAAAAGATTTCATGTTAATGTTGTTCCAACAACACATCATGGTGAATAAAATATAATTTTTAGAATATGACAGAACAAAAGATTTTTTTATGCGAATGCCACTCTTACACACACCAAGCAATTTTTTGGTGGGATGAAGATGTTAAACAATTTTATGTAACAATACATTTAATTACACACAAAAACTTTTTTAAACGTTTATATCAAGCAGTAAAATACGTGTTTAAATATAAAAGTAATTTTGGTGATTGGGATGAGTTTTTATTTAAACCAGAAGATGAAAAAAAATTGCGTGAGTATTTAGAAAATAAATGCGTATAGAAATATGGTAGATGAATCAATAAAAAGAATTTTAATAGAAAACCATGGAAACTTAAATTTTAATGGTCTATTAGAATATATGGAAGAAACTGGTATTGATTATCATAATAGTAAGATTAATGGACCTATGGGTATCGCCACTTACTACTGTATTTTTATTGATTTTGAATTTATCATCAATCGATGGGGTTATCATTTATTGTACTTTATTATCTTACATGAAACAGCTCATTTTAAACGTATTGAACGCATGGGTGGTAAAGATGCCGTTATTAAAATGTTAAGTGTTGAAGACTTTGATGTATTTTGTGAACATGTTATTGGTGAGGAAATATTTGCTGATAGATATGCTTGTTATGTATATCAACTATTAAATAGATTTAACTTTCCAAGAGAGGCAACTCAAAACTTACATCAAAAACAAGTACAAGATAGATATAAAGAAAGAAGTGCAATTCACTTATTTGGTGTAATTAAAAATAATGAAGAAATATATAAAAAACTGCTTGAGAGCTTTTTAATATGATATATAATAAAGAATTAATTGATATAGTTAAGAATAAAAACTTCAAGACATTCTGGCATTGCTTAGATTATCTAACGATGGCTGGCTATTCTAATATGGATGCCTTTGGTATTTCATTACAAGAGTTTGGTGAATCTAGGATTTATTCTGATGTTGCATTTATCAAAATACCTAGACGAACTCAATTATTCAATACAGGTGTTTATGGTGGTGGTGATTTAGGTTATAAACAAATCATTAAAGTAGGCATATTAGGTGATACAAATATTCATTTAGCTGGCATCTATAACATGTATAGAACTTGGATATCAAACACTAATAATCATATAGATTATCCAGATATTGAAGAAACATGTGAGATAATTAGAATAAAAGAATTAACCCCATTTCTTATGACTTACTTAATAAAGGTGAGTGAGTTACATTATGGTTTTGAAGCGTTTAAATATACACCAACAGAATACAGTCATATTGATGGTAATCCAGCAATAGCAAGTCTTCAACCAGAAATTGATGAGATTATGACAGGTGTACAACGATTAGAAAGTTTGCAACGAGGATTAGATAAAAATTAAAATATGATTAAAATAGGAGAAATACTTGAAGGGAAGATAAGCATGAATGCTAGTGGTTCCGCTTATTTGGTAAGTAACGATTTACCAAAGGATATTTATATCCACACAAAAAACACTAACAAATCACTTCACTTAGACTTAGTGAAGATAGAAGTAATAACTGGAAATGGTAGAGCATTAGAAGGAAAGGTAATTGAAATAATCCAACGCTTTAAAGAAGAATTCGTAGGTATTATTCAAATTAGCCCACGTTTCGCATTCTTTGTACCAGATAGTAATAAATTACCAATCGATTTCTACGTACCATTAGGTAAACTAATGGGTGCTAAGGATGGTCAAAAGGTAATAGCTCGTCTGACTGAATGGAAAGATGATGCTAAGAATCCTAATGCTGAAATCATTAGAATACTTGGTGATGCTGGTGAACACGAAACTGAAATCCATTCTATCCTTGAAGAATATGGTCTTCCATATGATTTCGATGAAGATGTTAATGCAGAAGCTGAAGCTATCTCTACCGAGATAACACAAGCTGAAATTGATAAGCGTAGAGATATGCGTGATGTACTTACTTTTACGATTGACCCACATGATGCTAAGGACTTCGATGATGCTCTTAGTGTTGAATGGATTAATGGTGAATTGTTCGTTGGTGTTCACATTGCCGATGTAAGTCATTACTTACGTCCAGAAACAGAATTGGATAAGGAAGCATATGCTAGAGGTACTTCGGTATACTTGGTAGACAGATGTGTTCCTATGCTACCAGAAATGCTTTCTAACGGACTTTGTTCGCTTAGACCTAACGAAGATAAGCTTTGCTTCTCTGGTGTGTTTAAATTGGACCACAATGGACATGTGTTAGAAGAATGGTGGGGTAGAACAGTTATCAATTCTGACCATAGATTCACTTATGAAGAAGCACAAACGATTATCGAAGGTAATTATAACGCTGAAGAATTATTTGGTTATAAAATAGGTTCCCAAGATGGATTAAGAAATGCAAATTTTTATGGTAAAATAGCTAATGCAGTAATTGACTTAGATAAGATAGCTAAGAAGATGCGTAAGCAAAGACTATCGCAAGGTAGTATCTCATTTGATAAACAAGAAGTTCGCTTCAAGTTGGATGAGAACAACAAGCCTGTCGATATTATCTTCAAGGTTGGTAAGGATTCTAATAAGCTTATCGAGGAATACATGTTACTTGCTAACAGACATGTTGCAAAGTTACTTAATGAGAAGAAGGTTCCTATGGTTAATCGTGCACATGACAAACCAAATGAAGAAAAGCTTAATAACCTTAAGAACTTTATAGCACCATTGGGTTATACAATTAAAACAAATGACTCAGTTGAAATCACACGAACACTTAACAAGCTTTTAGAAGATGTTAAAGGCACTGCTGAAGAAGATATGATTAGTAACTTGGTTGTACGTACAATGCAGAAGGCTGATTACCGTACACAGAACATAGGTCACTATGGATTAGGGTTTAAGGATTACGCTCACTTCACAAGTCCTATCAGACGTTACCCAGATGTAATGGTTCACAGAATACTTGGACGTTATTTAGAGAATAAACAAGCAAGCAAGATTGAGAAGATTGAATCTAAGTGTGTTCATTTATCTGAAAGAGAAAAGAAGGCACAAAAGGCTGAACGTGATTCAATCAAATATATGCAGTGCATCTATATGGCTGAGCGTGTTGGTAAGGTTTACAAGGGGCTTGTTACAAGCGTAGCTGATTATGGCTTATTTGTAGAGATAACTGAAAATAAATGCGAAGGATTGGTAAGGCTTTCAGAGATAGGTGGTGACACATATACTGCTGATATGAATAACTATTGTGTTGTGGGTTTCAATACAGGAGCAAAGATTCGCTTAGGTGATGAAGTTATGATAGTTGTTAAATCGGTTGATGTAGAAAAGAAGAACATAAACTTGACATTGTTAAGAATGTAAGTATATTTGCTACATGACTGATGAGATATTAATACATAAATACTTAGAGAAAAACTATAAGGTCACTACTAGCACTAGTGACTTTAACGTTTTAGACTTACTTGACGAAAAAACCCTAACACCACACGATTTCATTCGTACTTTTGATACTATCTTCGGGGATTTCACAACAACTGATAATGAAACTAGTACTCAGATATTTTACCGATGGTTCAATATCAAGAAACGACTTATTGCTAAGGAGCTAATTGATTATTTAGAAAATATGGATGGCACTAGAGGTAGCGGAATGTGTCTGAATGAATGTCTAAGATATTTCAAAGGAAATGAAACTTTTGGTGAAGCGTTTGTTACAAATAATTTCAATTCTTATTATAATGAAAAGTTCATTATGCCTAAGGTAGCAGAATATGTTACACAGGTAAACTTAGAAAAAGGTAGTAAGCTGATGGTTGATGAATTCATTGAATCATTAAACGATGAAACTTTCATTCAAAAAGATAAAGCAACCAAAGCATTACATGATTGGTATTCTGAAAAGGTTATTGGTGATAAGGTAAGGTCCTTCTTAACTCAATTGGTTATGACACTTGGGAAACGTAATTGGCAAGTAACATGGATTGGGCATGGTCCGATAACAAAGAATCAGTTTCTTGACCAATTTAAAGATGAAAGTGATTTTCACCGTGATTTTATACTCATGACATATGATGATTGGTATGACACAAAGGTAATTGAAGCATCAGAAAGAATGATGAATAGACAATCTGGTGAATTGTATCATCCTAGCAATTATCAAGATATATTGACTGATTAATTTATTTTCATTTTTATTTGGAAATACCAAATAAGTTTTGTACCTTTGTATTTCAAAACATATAATATGAAAATCATAGATTCTATCAAGAATAATTTATTTTACAGAAACAAGTACAAAACTGATTCAGAAGCTGTAATAATCGCTTGTTACTTCAATCCACAAAACAATCCTTATCGATTGATAGCGTTTAAAAAGTTTTATGAATCAATAAAACACTTAAACCATCGTATTGTTGAATGCGTTGTTGATGGTTCGTCACCAGAGTTAAACTTTTTCAAAGTAGGCGATGAAAGCTATAGCAGAGTTTACACCAAGAATTTGCTTTGGCATAAAGAAGCATTGTTAAACGGTGTCATTGCTAAACTACCAACTAAGTTTAAATATGTATTCTGGGTGGATGCTGATGTTATCTTTACAAATAAAGATTGGTTAATTGATTCTGTAAGTTCAATGCAAAGTGGTTTTAATATTGTACAACCATTTGAATATTGTGTTCATTTGGACCAAGACCAAATGGAACCATCTTTTGATTTATTATCTGAAAAAAGACATGTTCATAATCCTAAGTACAGACACCCTAAACTATGGAGAAGCTTTGGTGCTAATCATGCCATCAATCTTTCAGCTGATGAAAATTATGATAGACATGGGCATGTAGGCTTTGCTTGGGGTGCAAGACGTGAAGTATTAGATGCTATTCCGTTATACGATAAAGCATTGGTTGGCGGTGCTGACCATATCATAGCACACGCAGCTGCTGGTCAAATCAATCACACATGCATTACCAAATCATTCACTGATGATATTGTAGCTGTTAATATATGGAGTCGTAAATTCTTTGCAGTTGTTAGAGGTAAGATTGGATACGTTCCAGGTGACCTTTATCACATCTGGCATGGTGATATTGCTAAACGTAAATATTTAAAGCGTATTCAAGAGTTCACACCAGAGGCTAAGAAGATTACCAAGAAAGATGCGAATGGGTTATATATCACTGATGATGATTCTTATGTTAAGAAATACTTTAAAGAGCGTGAAGTAAAAGACTTTGAAAAAAAATATCCAGAGATTGATTTAACTTATACAAAACTATACCCAGAAATTCAAAGAGGACATACTGAATTTAAAGCTAAAGAAAAAGAATTTAGAGAACAATACCCAAATAGTGATGATTCTTTCATACATTCACTTATGATTGGTTATATTACAGATTCAACTGTAATGGGTAGCGTAATGGGTGGTAACATAATGGGTGCAATGGTTGGTGATATGCTAAATAATACACCAACATACCAAGAACAATTAGATAGTATGCTAAACGATAACAGACCCGTTGGTGAACAATTAGATAGTATGCTAAACGGTGATACAATAACAAGCGATAATTTCTCTTAATATGAAAATTTTAGCGATATCTGACACCCATAATAAACATAAACAAATACCAGAAGTGTATTTGGAAAATGCTGATAACTCAATCGATATGATTATTCACTCTGGTGATATGACTAGTCGTGGTTATAAGAATGAGATACTACCTTTCTTAGATTGGTACAATGAATTGAACTTCAAGCATAAGATTCTTATTGCTGGTAATCATGACTTCTACTTTGAACAAAAAGGTGTTGAAGACGACATAGCTCAAATGCTTGCAAATCGTTCTAACATTACCTATCTTAATGATAGCGGTGTTGAGATTGATGGTGTTAAAATATGGGGTAGTCCAGTACAACCATGGTTTCATAATTGGGCCTTCAACCGAAGAGATGCTGACATTAAGCCACATTGGGATATGATTCCATTAGATACCCAAATCCTTATCACACATGGACCTGTTAAGGGTTACTTAGATGTAACCATGCGTGGTGATGTTACTGGTTGTCCTTTCCTATTGGAAAGGATAGCTGAACTTAAGAACTTGAAATTGCACGTTTGTGGACACATTCATGAAGCATATGGGCGTGTGGTATTCCCAGATGGTCAAGTGTTTTTAAATGCCAGTGTATTAGACCATAACTACATGATGGCTAACCGACCAATAACACTTGTGTTGGGTGACAATGAAAGCATAGATAGTGGACGTATTAATGTTAAAATGATATGATAGTAGAAGTATATGAAACCAAAGATGATAAGTGTATAACTGTCATTGAAAAAGGTAAGGGTTTTTTCGCTAACGGAACCAGAGACCCAGACTTGGAAATTTTAATCCGAGAAATTGAAGGTAAAGATTGGAATGACTGCATGAGACAACATCATGAATTAATGGGTTGGGAATCCTATAAACCATTTTAATATATTAACGTAAAAAAGAAATAATATGAAATATTCAGCATATATAAACAATGAAATGGTATTAGATTCTGATAATATAACAGACTGTATAAATATTTTATTAAAACCATTACCAAATGAAATAAACGCTTGGAATAAATACTTTGAAAATAATCATAGCCATATCGTAAACAATGAATCAGTTACAATTATATGGGCATCAAAAGTATATCAAACAAATAATATAAACAACTAAAACTAAACACATTGAAAAGTACAGAATTCGTATTTTGGCTTCAAGGGTTCTTCGAACTATCCGATGCTAATACTCCATTGACGGAGAAACAAGTACAAACAATTAAGAACCATTTGAGATTGGTATTCTTACATGAGATTGACCCATCTTATTCTGATAATAAGACGGTACAACAAATCTTTCAAAACATTCATGATGGTAAACAACCATTATACAATGTAACGATTGAAAGCAATGTTAAACCAGTCAAACAACCAACACAATACGGCAGCAGCGATGGTAAAATCAGATGTTAAACATAACAAGCTACAAGCCTTTGTAATATGGCTTGATGGTTTCATAGAAGCGGTTGGTGAGGATGGATTTAATATATCTAAAACCAACGTTGTTAGAAATAAGTTAAATGACTTGTTTGAACATGTAGCTGAACCAGTTGCTAAATCACCAACACTTGATGAGTTGTTCCCAGACAATGGGTTACCAAGTAATTATAATTTACCACAAGACCCAAATGGCCCTGTAACATTTAGATGCTAAAATGAAACTTAGTGGTAGAAATAAAAAAATAGCGATAGCTTATATTAAAGCTATAACACCCATTGGTACTGAAATTTTTGACCCAGTTCGTTCTGGTTCATTCATAATTAGAAAAAATTCTGTGTTTGAAGCTTATTCTGATTTAGATGATATGGCTGAGCC